GTCATATTGATTGACCAACCATCCATGTCTGAAAGCTTTATAGCCCTGTTCAAATTGAATACGCAATGGTGCAGATCGTTCAGACTTAACTTGCATGTTAATCCTTTGTAGGTTTGTTACCTTTAACGAGTTCACCTATCTCATCGAACTCGCCAATGTACACACTGATGAATGGCAACTTTAAAATTATACCACTGTATGAAAACAATTTATCAGTGTCACTACCATCATCAATGATGTGACAAATGGTTTCATTGAATTCAATATCAAAGCCAATGCCCTGCCTTAAATCAAATACTATCATGCGGCTTTCCCCCATACATCATCCCATGTACCAGTGGTAGCACCCTTGCTGTAGTCTGTTACACGTTGCTCAAAGAAATTGGTGTGACTAACACCAAGCATACCATCTACCCAAGGCAGAGGATTCTTCTTGATCTTGTAGATGCCCTTCATTCCCATAGAGATGAGTCTGCGATCTGCAATGTATCGAATGTATTGCTTCACTTCTTCTTTCGTGAGTTTCTCAACTTCAACCATACTGAAAGCGAGATCAACGAATTGGTCTTCAAGACGAACCATCTGATCCGCAATCTCTTTAATGCGATCCGAAGTGGTTTCGTCCTGATGGTGCTTAACATATTCACGATAGACTTTAATCATACCTTCAGCATGCTGAGTCTCATCCACGATGGACCAAGCAATGATCTGACCTAGTCCTTTGAGTTTACCATTCCTTGCAAAGTTAAGCAACATAACAAAGCTAGAAAATAGTTGCATGCCTTCACCGAATGCAGAGATGGCTGCAATCTTCTCAGCCATTGGTGCTTCATTAAGATTGTTAATGTAGTCATGCTTCTCCACCATCTCTTTGTACTGGAGGAACTCATTGTAGGTAGACTCAGGCAAGCCCAAGGTTTCAATGAGGTGAGCGTAGGCTGCCACATGCAGGGCTTCCCTACCTGCAAAGCCACTCATCATCATCCTCACCTCGGGTTGCTTGAACACTGGGATGTAGTGGTCATGATAACCACTGCCAATATCCAAGTCACCCTGCACAAAGAAGCGTAAGATTTTAGTAAGGAACTCTTGTTCCTGTTTGCTCAGCTTCTTATAGTCTTTAACATCCTCAGACATTGGTACTTCTGTATGAAGCCAATGGCTTTGCTCATGTTGCAACCAAGCATCATAAGCCCAAGGATATTTAAATGGTTTGAATGTTGTACGCTCTTGCGTAATATCTGACTTAGTCCTTACCATATCAACCTTCACATGCTAAACAAGTATCACCGTCTGCCACCGTCTTCAGATCAATTTCATCTTCAATACGCTGACGCTTAATCTGAGCACCCACCTTATCTGCTTTACGCACCTTCTCAGAACGAAGATAGTATAAGCTCTTTAGTCCACTCTTCCAAGCAAGGAAGTGAATGGCATGCAGATATTTAATTGATACATTGGCAGGGAAGAACAGGTTAATGCTCTGGCCTTGGTCAATGTATTGCTGACGATCTGCTGCAAGTTCAATGAGCCAACGCTGATCAATTTCCATAGCAGTCTTAAACACTTCCTTCAAGTTTTCAGGAATGTCTAGGTGCTGTACAGATCCTTCGTTGCTGATGATGGATGCCCATGTCTCATCAGTATCTAAACCCAGTGCAGCAAGTTGTGCTTTCAGGAACCGATTCTTATATACGAACGCTCCACTAAGTGTATCTTGCCTAAAGACATTCGCTCTGTACGGCTCGACTGAAGGGCTAGTATTCCCCATAATAAGGCTGCTACTGGCATTAGGAGCAATAGCAGTGTGATGACTAAACCTTCTATTAATATTACCGTGACCAGCATCGATGCAACTCCCACGCTGTTGCTCCAAGACAGCATCAGCCCTGAGACACGAAGCATGTATGTGCTTAAATATTTCATTGTTGTAACTCTTAGCCATCACTCCATCGATGGCAATACCTTTCTTCTGTAAAAAAGCATGGAAGCCTAGCGCACCGATTCCAATGCTACGTTCCATCATTGCACTGTACTTAGCTCTGGCAATTGTTGATGGTGCTCTGTCAATAAAGTATTGCAAGACATTGTCTAACATCTCCATAACATCCAAGATGAACTGGCTGTCGTTCTTCCATTGGTCATAGTATTCCAAGTTCAAAGAAGACAAGCAGCACACTGCTGTGCGTTTCTCATTTGTTGGTAAGAAGATTTCTGTACACAGATTGCTGCCATTAATCTTCAAGCCTTTGCTGCTCAACCACTGAGGCAAAGCTTTGTTAGCTGTGTCAATGAACACCAAGTATGGCTCGCCTGTCTGCATGCGTAGGTCTAGGATTTTCTGCCATAGATATTTGGCAGACACAGTGTCAACAACCATACCATTGGCAGGATTCTTCAGTTGGAAACTGTCATCAAAGTCTGGGTCTTTCATGGCATTCTCAATGATGGTCATGAACTCATCAGTGATGTTGATGCCGTGGTGCAGATTCAATGTGCGTACATTCTGGTCACCTGTTGGCTTACGCATCTCCAAGAATTGGATGATGTCAGGGTGATGGATGTCTAGATAAGCAGCATAACTACCTCGTCTTGTGCGACCTTGACGATAGGCCAAGGAGCTGGCATCATAAATTTTAAGGTGAGGCATGACACCAGTAGACTTATCATCACCGTTACGGATGCCCACATGCACACCGACACCACCCCCGAACATGGATAGCCAGTTAGTTTCTGATAGGTTATCGACCAGACCTTCTGCACTATCATCCATATAGTTAAGGAAACAGCTAATAGGGAGGCCACGCTTAGAGCGACCAAAAGATAGGATAGGTGTAGAGTAGCTAAGCCAATGCTTACTGCTGTATTCGTATAGTCGCTGAGCATGGTCTTGATTTGAAGCAAACGATTCCGAAACATATGCAAATCTCTCTTGAGGACTAACCTCTTCTTCTCTCATGTAACTTTCTCTCAATCTCTGAATACCTAGTTCATCGAACAATGCATCACGAGACAGGTCAATGTTGACCTTATACTTTGCCATATAAATACTCCTGTTATGGTGGGAAAAAAGGGAGCCTAAGCTCCCGTGAAAGAAAGGTAGTTATACCTCAGACTACTGGCACTTGCAAAATACTACTTAGGTATTAGCGGTTGTCACCGCTGCCACCAATAACTTGTCTAGACTTCCGGTCTTCTAGCTTTTGTAGGTTTGATTGGCAAATGTCTGACATGTATAGGTCATGGTCTGTGGCAATGGCTGCAACCATCCACATTACATCCCCTAGTTCCTTGGCTAAGGAGGCTTTAAAGCCATCACTATCATGAGTTAAGTCACGGATACGCTTAGCTTCTAAGGACAGCACCTCACCCGCTTCTGCTGCCAGATTAAGGAAGGCGTATTGTTTGTTAGCTGATGGCATACGATATGTCATAGCTGCTTTCTGATATGTATCAAGCCACATGTTGAGTCTCAAAGAGTGAAGGGAATAAGTTTGTAAGTACTACCTTACATTGATCTGCTACTTCACGATGTTCTTTCTGTGTTGCTTTGTCACAGCGAATGTCAACGTAATGCATCCAACTTCTAAGTGTACCATTCATGTACATTCTACTGGTAGTTAGACCTTCAGGCAATACTTTTCGAGCAACTTCTTTAGCTATGCCCATGCCCAGCGCAGCCTCATAGGATCGCTTAGAAACGCTTAGAACTTCCTCTTGCATCTCTTGCCATACCTGCAGCAATTCACGGTCTTGTACAGGAATTGAGTTCTGTCTATTCTTATTATCCTGCAGTCTTGCCTCACTGGTTTCATAGCGTGAGGAAATGGCATAGCGTTGTGAGAATTCTTGGAAGCTAAAGCTACGATGACGCAGGATCTGACGAGCAATGTCACGAGTAGTTTCAATTTCCATACAGACATTGACCATCTCGAAAGGTGACCAGTGTTTGTTATTCATCAAATACTTCAACAGCTTAGGGGCTGTCTCAGGATTGTCCTGATTCTCAGGGTTGCTCACCCTCGCCATGTACGCTATCAGATGTTCCGCATTCGGGGTTGCCCAGATCAGTGTTACCGACATACTTAGCTCCTTCATTAATGCCGTTCTTAAGGGCTGTGATTATACCAAGATTGAGTAGGATGTTACGCTCTTCCCAATTCAAATCGAATTGGTATGTAGCACTACCATCAGTATACTCATCTATCATTTCTACATTCATTTCTTTTTCCTTTTGGCTTTCTCTTCTTCTGTCTTCACCTTGTGGCAAGGTTTACATAACACTTGCAGGTTCTCTATCTCACAGAAGATGCGATCAATAAATGAATCCCATCCAATAAATCCTACCTTAGGATCTACCACTGGCAACACATGATCTACCTGTACATCGGTAGCAACAAAGTGCTTCTTACATTTAGCACACTTGTAATGCATTGCCAACTTGCCTGTCTTCTTGTTAGTCTTCCTGCCAACGAAAGCTTCTTTCAAAGCTTTGAACTTAGGAGGCCAACGCCTAGACGCAGCTCTCAGTGCTGAGGTGACAAAGCTTCTAAACCTAGCGTCTGTCCACTCACCACCATTTCTTTTCTTATCTACCAATTTTTGTATCTACTAAATGCGACATGTCAGCAGCATCGTAATGCACAAATAAATCCCTTGCTATCGCCAGTGCTTCGTCAATATCCAAAGCAACAAACTCAGAAAGGTATTTATCATATTCGGACTCAGCAACATGTTCAACAACATAACCATTGCTTGCCTCCCTAATTGTTACAGAGTTAACCTTCATTCCAAACCCTCCACATCCACATGACGGAACACCACTTCATGTGAATCCATTCTTTCCAATGAGGCTGTCAGGTTCTCGATGAGTACCTCGCTCAACACTTCTTCATTCAGATAGACATTAGGCAGGTCTTCTGGTTTAAAGAATACTTTTAAACTAATGTCCACTGTGATCATAATTTTTCCAGTCTTTCTTCAACCAGTCGTGCGTAACCAATTACATCATGCCATGAGTCATGATACCAAGGATCACCATTGACAATGCGAGAGATCTTGTTGCAGATGAGATCAAGGCTTTCCTTCATATCATCGTCCATCTCTTTCCATACAGCACCTGATCGTACTGTATCCTTCAATGCTTGCGAAACTCTAGAGACATCTTCTTTATAGTTGCCATACTTAGTTCCTCGCTGAGCTAGTGTTTCATCTACATTCATTGCATACCTCCAACTGTTTTAGTATTAATGGTGAAACTACCATCACCAAAGCTGTCGTGGTCTGGGTTGTATTCAAACTCACCCACATCAGCAAAATATTTACCACAATATTCTACAAGACGATCAGCCAATTTATCATCAGCCTCCATCTGTGGAATAACCGATGCCAAAATCATAGCCATCCCTAGCAGGTTGTCTACATCATCTTGACTAATAGTCATTGGTCCATAACCACTGACCAACACATTGAATGTGTTTGTATATTTACCATCAACAATATGAGGACGGAGAATCAGTGCAATGTCGTTAGGCTTTAAGTTTGCGGAGGAGTCCATATCTGCCCTTCATATCTGCGTAAAAAAAGAAGCTGAGCATTCTCTAATACACGCTCAGCATTACCCTCGTAAGCTTCCAACACTTTGTTGTATAGCTCTAGTTCATCCGTTGAATCTCCAAGTATCTTGGCTGCCTTCACTGGACCAACACGGAACAATCCTTTGATGTTATCAGCAGCATCACCTGTCAGCATCTGCGTGTACAACTTGACCAGAGCTTCCTCTGGTTTGATGTAGTAGCCTAGATGTTTAACGAAGTTGTAATGCCAACCAACAATCTGATCTAAGTCTTTGTCTAAAGACACAATGACACAATTGTCACCAAGCTTTGTAGCTTCAATGGCAAT